GTTACCTATTAGAGTGGGTTGTTAAGGAATGTCATAAATTTTTGGAGGATGTGAAGTAATGGCACTAAAAATAACAGACGCAGACAGAAAACTTATGCAATCTTGGAAAGACGATTGGGTAAAATTCGCATATGATGTAATGAAAGTACGTCCTTCTAATTGGCAACAGGAAGGCTTGCATATGATTCAGCACAATAAGCGAACATCCTTCTGTTCAGCTACAAGTATGGGCAAGGACTGGCTCGGGTCGCTTGCTTCGTGGTGCTTCCTTCTACTTACTCCGGAGTTCGACGCAAACGGAATCCTTCAAACATCATTGGTGATTAATACTGGTCCGAGTGCGGCTCAGGTTAACACGATAATGATGGGTGAGCTCAAGTCTAAGTTTTACGGATCTGCTTTGCCTAAATTAGTAAAGGCTGGACTGTGGGATTTTAAACTAACTCAGAAAGGGGTTCATTTTAATATACCCCCAGGAATGGAAGAAAACCAAAAGTTTGGTAATTACGCCAAATGGAGTCTGGAAGCATTTAAGGGTGACGAATACAATACTGAAAGATGGACCGGATACCACAATGATAACATTATGGTGGTTGCGACTGAAGCCTCGGGGCTACCTCCACTTATTTATGAAGGTATCGAGGGATGCTTGCAAAATAATTCAAGATTAGTTCTACTACACAATCCGAATTTTAGTCAGGGTGAAGCATACGAATCTATGAAGGACCCACAATATAAGTCGAAACGAATTCCCGCTTTCGAATCTGATAATTACATTCTAGGTAAGCAGGTTTACGATGGGATTATTTCACCAGAAGAATATCAAAAGCAAAGATACCCGGGACAACTAGATTACCAGTGGGTAAAGGATCGCATCAACAAGAAAGGATGGACTGTCAAAGTTGGACAGGGTGAATTCGATAAATCAAAGCATGATTTTGAATTTGAAGGTAAGTATTACAGGCCCTCGCGCGTTTGCAAAATCAAGATTCTCGCAGTTCATCCGGAAAGCTCAGATGAGAGCTTAATACCACTTAGCTGGATCGAAGCGGCTCAGGACAGGTGGTTGGAAGCTCAAGAAAGTGGCATTAAAAAAGAAAAAGGAATAAGAGGCGCTGATATTAGTGGACAGGGTAGGGACTCAACTATATTCGTTGATAAGTATGGTGATTATGTAGAAGAACCCAAATCTATTATTCCACTTAATCCAGAAACGGCTCACATGGAGACATCGGCACGAATTAATAAAGATGCTCATTTATTTGAATCTATATATATAGATACAATTGGTGAAGGCAGCGGCGTTTTTGCTGGATGTAAAGAGGCAGGGGTTGAGAATGTATATTCATTCAAAAACTCATACGGAGCCAAAGGATTAACAGATATCACCGGAACAATGAAGTTTAAGAACATGAGGGCTTACGTTCACTGGGCTGTTCGGGATTGGCTTAATCCTCAATTCGATTCCAAAGCAATGCTACCACCTTCAGATGAATTAAAGGCACAATTAGCTGAGATTAAATATTCATACGATAGAAAAACCAGCGAATTGATAATCGAGCCAAAAGACGACATATCGAAAAGGCTCGGTGGATCTCCTGATGAGGCTGACGCATTAACACAGTGTTTTGCACCGAAAGACAGAATGATAGCAGCAATTAAACCAGCCGTTAACAGACCTCGACCTGGTGCTTTTGGATTTTAATTGAAATAAATTAATAAAATAGTTTGCAGTTTAATATATTTGTTTTATCTTTGGTGTAACAAATAAGGGTAATAACACTTAAATAAAATCAAATGAAAACTCAAGAGCAAATTTTTAGAGCAAATAAAAGAGCACAGGATAGTTTAAATTTTCGCATGGATATTATGCTTTTTACAAAAAACGGACTTTTAAAAAATAAAGTTTCAGAAGCAATAAGTAACATGAGAATTGACGACAATAAGTTGTATTGCGGAAGCTATAGCGGCTCAGGTAGATTTACAAGGAGGCGTTATACAGGGCACTATATTACAAGACTATTAGATCTTGCAGGTGCAAAATATACAGAAGGTAACGATGCAAAAAGAGGTGGTGTGACTGGTAATTACATCAAGTGTTCAGATAAAGCAATTGAATTAATATTATCTTTAAAATAATAATAAATAGGGGCTTCGGCCCCACAAGCCAAAACATCATGAAAAACACAATCAAAAACGCGAATACAGATTACCAATTAGGGAAATTCGATACGTTTAGAGAAGCATTATATTATCATAAGAAGAATGCAGGAATGGAGAAACTTTCCCGCGATGAGATGAAGAACTGTACAGCCGATTTAGAGCAAGGCAGATCGTTAGCAAAGAAGAATCTTGAATTAGAATATCCATTCTTGCTAATTAAAAGGGGATTTATCTGGATGGAATCAAACTTCCATTGGGTTATTTTGGGCGGTTGTGTGGCGTTGGCTTTGATTGCTTGGTGGGGAATTAGTACGGGGAGGTTGGTTTAATGAAATACGAATGTATAAGCTGTAAGCACATTTCAAAGCAGGCTGAATTAATACCATTTAATTGTGGCAATCATAAAATACACGCATGTCCGAAATGTAAGGGTAGGAGATTTTATATTTTAGTGGATAAAGTTGCAATTAATTAAATTATTATTAGTATATTTGTTGAGTAAGGTTTAAGTGAATATTACCAATCGCAATGTGGTTGTTGCGGTTGGATTTGATCTAGAAGCCAAGATGTAGGGTGGCGCTATTAGTGATGACCGGAAGGAATTGCAAGGGCTTATAATTAGCTCGAGATAAGCACAGGATCAAAACCTGACTAGATCACAAACCAAAAATCAAAATCAATCGGTATAATTCCGCCACAATACGGATCCGATGAATTTAAGATCCACATCATTTATTTGGTGTGGATTTTTTTTGTATCTTTGAAAAAAAATACTATGAGCGTAAAAGTATATGCAACCGGCGGTGTTATTCTTGTAGAGGAAACAGGGAAAGACACTAAATCATTCACACCACAAGCAACTGACTTATGGGTGAGTGGCTTACAAGTAGGTTTTACGGAGCTAATAAGCAAGGAGACTACTGTGTTCGGAAACTATACCGACATAGTTAAAAAAGATGATACCGTTCCGGTTAGTTTAGCTGATGCGATTGAATATTTGGGATCATTATTTACTTTCTTAAAAGAAGATGGATCATTAGACATTTATATTCAAGATCAAACTTCTGACATTGTAGATTATTTCTTATGCATACAGTTATTTGATTTGGAATTGTCACAAAATGCAGTAATGGATGCATATGTAGTTAATGTAATAGATGGATCAAGCGTTATCAATGGGACATATGTCTGTATACAGGAAGGGAAAAGAGCATTTCAAGCAAAAGTATTAAGTGGTGGAGGCACGAATATTTTAACGCTAGATTCACCTATGGATTACGCTTTTACAACTAGCGCGATCATAGCCAATAGAAGCCCTGCACTCAACACGGACGGAAGCGCAACCCCTGTTATTGCTAGTTTGGGTCCTATTCCTGGAGTTAAGTGGGACATAACACGAATTATAGGAAATATGACACATAGTGGTGTTGCGGATGATGGCAAGTTTGGCGGGATTACGGCACTTACAAAAGGTATGATCATTAGAAAATCCAACGGAGTTCATCACACTATATTCAACGCTAAAACAAATGGAGAATTAAAAGAAAGGACTGGTCCGACAGATGTCACCTACTCGCCCAAAGCTCCAGCAGGATTAGAGACAACAGGCTTCAGGCGTACATTTGCAGGACAAGATAAAAATGGTGTTGTAATTAGATTAGATGGTGATTTAGGAGATAGGATAGAAATGCTTAATCAGGATAGCTTAATTCTATTGGCAAGCTTTAGGATCGTCGCACAAGGCCACGTAGTTGAATAAATATTAATTTTTCGTAACTTTGAAACATGAACATACAAGAAATACTTTCGCTTTCAGAAGATCAGTGGCTTACCGAGTTACAAGTTGATCCAATAACCAGGAATATTAAAGAAAATATTGATTACTTCGAAGGTAAGCACCCGATCCTAACAGATCCATCACGCGCCGATTATTCTATTCCTAAATGGGAACTAGACGAAGATGGCCAACCGAGAGTAGGATCTAACGGGCGAAAAATAGCCGGATCACCTGAGCAAATAAAACGAACTAGGCTTGTTATAAATTATCAGCAGCAAATCGTTGAGACTGCTGTTGGAATGTGTGTAGGCGCCCCTGTAACTCTTACTTTAAATTCAGGCGACGAGCCAGGGCATAAGGAAGCTTTCGATATTCTTGTCGATCAGTGGCGAAATAAAGCAAGATTAGATACTTTTTCCGTTAAAATGGCTAAGGCTTTATTTATAGAATCGAAATGTGCTGAGTTGTATTTTCATGATGGAGGCGATACGGAAGGAGATATTAAAGTAATGCTTCTATCTAAAGATAATGGTGATGATATTTGGGCGCACTTTGACGATGATAAAAAAATGGATGCTCTTACTAGAGTCTATACAAAAAGAATGATAGTCGGATCTAAGCCAGAAGATGTTGAAGTTACTCAGATTTGGACTGCCGAATCAAGATGGGAAAAACAAGGCGATGGGGCGTGGGAACAAACTACTAATACATACGAAAAATTGCAAATTGTTTATTACGATCAAGTTATTGATCGTGACTGGGAAAC